GCGGGCGGCGGAGACTGAGCCCGCACCTGTGGTTCCCGCTGCGCCGGCTCCCGATAACACAGAGAAGCGTTCGCAGGTTGGCGTTGTTACGTTCGATCAGGAATCCGGCATTGGTCAGGTGCCTTTAAATCAGAATGTGGACTACAGAGGGTTCACAGCGATGATGAGGCCGTCCAAGTTTCTTGAACTTGCCGCCGATCTGGAGGCGCCGAAGCAGAGTAGCCTTGATTATCTCACCAAGGAGATCTCTTCAGGGAAACCTGTAGGCTCCCCATTCTTAAATGTAGATTTTGAGACGGGCAAGGTCAGCGGTCACGACGGTCGCCATCGCATGATGGTAATTCGGGATCTCAATGGCGATCAACCTGTTCCGGTTCACGTCTTTGGTAGCGGTGGCCAGCGGGCAAGATCTTTGAATGACGGAAAGATTCTTGATTTTGGTTCGAGCCTCGTCAGCGAAGGCGGGCGCGCGTCGTCGGATAACTTCACTGAGGCGTTTTTTCAGGGCAAATCTATTCCGGTTGTATCTGCGCCTGCCGCGCGCGCTGCCGTTGCGCCTTCGTCTGTCGAGACGCCGTCCGGTCCAATTAATATAACACCTCCGAGTGGGGCTATATCCGCCACTCCGATTGATGACGTCGGGCCGATTACGCCTGAGCAGTTCGCCGCTGCAGAGACTGCGACTGCCAAAATTCAGAAGATGATCGGCGGCAAGACGATGCCGCAGGTGGCTCGCCAATTGGGTAAGACTGCGGTCCTCGACACCACTCGCACCATCATGCCGCGCGTTGCAAACATTTTGGATGAGTTCGAGAAGGCCGGGATACGGCTCGGCATTGGCGTTGCGACTAAGAACAAGGAGGGTGTTCCCGGAGTCTATCTTAATCCAACTTGGAGCGGCGTAGCTGCATGGAGTCCATCGAACACATCTATGAGTGTCGTTGTTGGTGGTATGGATTTTAAGAACCCCGGTGTCTCTGAGCGGTTTCTGGCGCATGAACTTATTCATGCTGTGACCGCTCTTGGCATCACGTATCAGGATAGGCTTCCGCCTGATTCCAATATAAGCAAGGCGGTTGAAGATTTAAAATCTCTGTCTAAAGTAATCGCAAAGAGAATGCGTGAAGACGAGAAAGCAGGAACGCTCGGATGGAGTAAGAAGTACAGGATTTATCGTCAAGACCCCAACGAGATTCTCGCATGGGGCCTGACTGATAGCAACTTCCAGAACTATCTGAAGACCATCCCGACCAAGACGGGTAATGCGTTCACCGACTTTGTGCGCTACATCGGCAAGCTGCTCGGTGTTGGGCCCAAGGACCAGAATGCGCTGGCTCGACTGATTGAAATTTCCGACAGGGTTATTCCTGAAGGTCAGCAAGACGTTGCCGATGTGACCACTGGTGCGGCGCGCGTCCTTGGGGCGCCCGGTGTTGGTGTTGGAACGCCCCCTCCGCAGCAGCCCCCGACGCCTCCGCCCGCACCGCCAACACCTCCGCAGCAGCCCCCGGCGCCTCCCTCGCCTCCGCCGCCGCAACAGCCCCCTGCGCCAAAACCTCCGACGCCTCCGCCCGCGCCGCCCCCGCCGCCAAAAACCCCAACGCCTCCGCCTCCGCCGCAGCAGCCTCCATCGGCGCCGCAGCCCGGCCTCGCGCTGCCAAAAGAAACGCGCGCTCAACGCTACTCTCGCAAACTGGTCGACCGCTTCGAGCGCCTGCGCGTTGTGCAGAGCCTAGGCCAACTGGCCGCTGGCTTCGAGGGTTTCTACGAGGCTGCACGTAAGTTCGACAGCCGTGCCGGCGAACTGATGCAGAAGTTCGAGCGGGACTTCGGTAAGAAGATCAAGGAGATCGCCCGCGAGGCCGGCTTCGGGATGAACGACATCGACCTGTATCTCTATTCAAAGGCAGCCCCGGAGATAAATGCCGACTTCGAGATGCGGGAAATCGGTCGTCTTGTCAGGAAGAAGGACGGCGACCCGACCCTCATGGTCAAGGTCAATGGCACGAATCCAAACTTCGACATGAACCAGCGTGAGCGGGACTGGACCCCGGATCAGCCGCGCTGGTCACACCCTGACCCGGCGATTGATGCGGCCATCCTCGCTGAATATCAAAAGACGGGGTCGCCGCTGCTGTCCGCGTCTGGCATTTCCAACAAGGACGCCTTTGAAGAAACGGATCAGTTGGAGAACGGGACCAAGGGGCAGGCTTGGAAAGACATTGCCAAGGTTCATCGGGACTCCGTGAAGTGGACGCTGGATAACGACGTCGCCCGCGGCGTGAAGTCCCGCAAGATTGCCGACGAAATGTTCAAGGCAATCCCTCATTATGTTCCGGTAAAGGGTGCCACCAAACCGGGGCAATCCCTCTCTGACGCCGACTTCGCTCTGATGGACGATCAGGGGGATGCTTATGAGCAGATGATGTCCGGCGGCGCTGGCTTCTCCATCACCAAGAACGAGTGGCGTCAGCGTCGCGGTCGCAAGACTTTGCCCTTCTCCCCGTATGGCACGTTCGTCTCTGACGTTGGCGCTCGCATCATTCGCGGCGAGCGCAATCGCGTCGGCCAGAAGATGATGGATTTCTTCATCGGCAATCCGTCCAATGAATGGCGCGTCTTCAGTGACCGCAATCCTCCGCGCGACAAGAACGGGAACCCTCAGCGTCCATCGCCTTTCGATCCGAACTTCATGATCGTGAAGCGCGGGGGCGACACGTTCTATGTGCGTATCAACGATCCCCTGCTTGCGAAGGCAGCGAAGAACCTGAACCCGACGCAGATGAATGCGTTCCTAGAGTTCTCAAACAAGGTGACGCGCCTGCTGTCGCGCTCGTTCACCACGGCGAACCCGGACTTCTTTGTGCCTAACATCTTCCGCGATCTGCAGTCTGCGGCGCTGAACCTTGCAGCTGATGCTCCGGGGCTGTCCAAGGCTTTCAGAAAGTTCGTGAGGGACAGGAAGGCGTTCCGCACTATCGCGGCTTTCGAGTATGGCCGCGCAGGCGGGGATCCCAACCTGCGCAAGCAGTATGAGCAGTTCAAACTGGACGGTGGATCAGTGTCGTGGGCACAGCGTGAGACTCCGCAAGAGGCTGCCGCCCGCATTCAGGATGATCTGAAGACGCTCGACGAAAGGCTGAAGGACATCAAGGATGCCAAGGGCGCCAAGCAGACCATTGACGCTCTGTGGAAGCCCACGAGTAAGAGCTTCCGCGCTATGGTCGGGGCTCTGGAAAACACCAACGCCATCTTCGAGAACGGTATCCGCTTCGCCGCTTACCGTGCCGCGCTCGAACTCAACATGAGCCGCGAACAGGCGGCCATGCTTTCCCGTGAGGCGACCGTGGATTTCAACCGGCGCGGCGAGGCTGGCGCCCTGCTTAATGCGCTTTACGCCTTCTTCAATGCAGGGGTTCAGGGTAGCGTCCGCACGGCGCGGGCGCTGTCGAACAACCCGTTCAAGACCGGCAAGCTGTCGAGCACTCAGGCGGCGCTGCTTGGTATGATGGCCACGGCTGCCACACTCGCGGCTGCCAACGCGGCGATGTCCGACGAAGACGATGACGGCAAACTCTTCTGGGATAAGATCCCGGACTACGAGAAAGAGCGCAACCTTATCATTATGAACCCCGTCGACGGTAAGACCTACGTGAAGATCCCGATGCCCTATGGCTTCGGCTTCTTCCCGTATCTGGCCACCCGGACAATGGACGCGGCCCGCCGCGGTGACGACCTTGGCGCCGCTGGGATCGATATCGTGACCGCTGCGCTCGGGAACTTCTCTCCAGTGCAGTTCAGTGCCGGCAATGCCACAAGCTCCGTTGCCCGGGCGGTAACGCCAACTGTGTTTAAGCCGTTGACCGAACTCGCCTTGAATGAGAACTTCATGGGCAAGCCGATCTACAACGAGCCGTTCGACAAAGGGCAGTCATACGCCTCTGTGGCTCGATACAATACGCCCGAAGGCTACAAGGAATTCTCTCAGTTCCTGAACGACATAACCGGCGGCGAGGGCAAGGTTAAGGGCGGCCTGAACGTGCCCGCCGAGAGCTTCGAGTATCTCCTAGAGTTCTCCCTTGGCGGCGTGACCAACCTCGCCAAGTCTCTCTACCGGACGGGAAGCGAAGGCGACGCTGTGGCGGCCCCTGTGGTCCGGCGCCTTGTCGGTCAACCGGGCAAGGGCAGGAACGTCGGTGAGTATTACGAGCGCGAGGAGAAGGCGCGCGTTGTAAATCAACAGCTGAAGGATTCGACCGGGGCTGAGCGTCGGGCGCTGATTGAAAAGTTTCCGACCGAAACTAGCCCCCGGATCCAGTCGGCCCTAACCTCGACGCGCTCGGCGGTTAAGAAGCTGAACGAAGAGCGTAAGCGCATTCAGAATCTGGACATGGATGAGGGCACGAAGGCGGAGCGCCTTGAGGTTCTTCGGGAGCGGATCGACGGGGAGTTCGTGCGTTTCAACCGAGTCTATAATCAGGTGGAGCAGGCGACCCGTTAAGGCCGCCTGCTTCATCATTCAGAACGGGACGTCGTCGTCCAGCGGGGCCGGAGCGGGGCGATGCGAGGGCGCTCCCGACCGCTGCTGGGTGGGCTGAGCACCTTCCTGCTTTGGCTCATACATCGAGATGATGATGCTCTCGCGGCTATCGTTGCCGCCGACGCCAGCCGGATTGAACGTGCGGTCGAGCAGGATGTAGGGACCGTTCTTCCCGTCCATCACGACGCCGACGTTCTTGAAGCGACCCTTGGTCTGGCCTTGGCCGTCAGTGTATTCGCCAACCTTGACGACCAGATCGTATTTCTTAGCCATGTCTTCTCTCCTCAGTTAAACAGTTTGCGCAGCTTCAAGGCGCCGCGCGGAGCCATCAGTTCGGCTTCGTCGAGATAGCCGTTGTGCAGTTCCCGCCACTCGCCGCGTTCTTGCGGTGTCAGCTTCGTAACGATGTCGCATGCGGCTTCGCACCAGCCATCCCAATCGACCATGTCGCCTTCTTCCTGAGGCTCCAGAACATCGATGTGGAGCTCCTTCTTCTGGCGCGGTGCTGCCGTTGCCTTGGCTGCCAGCTTCTCTTCGAGGCTCTGCACCTGCACTTCCGCGACCGGGGTCTCATCGAAGTCCGTGATGTCGAAGCCTGCGATATCGACGTCGCTGCCGGCTTGCTCGTCAGCTTCGATCACGCCTTCCGCCTGATTGTCCACGGCCACGGCGCGCTGCGCTTCGGTCGAGAGCGGCATATACTTGCTGGCCCGGCGAACCACGGTCTTGCGCCACATCTCGGCTTCATCCGTCTTCCACGGGCCGACCATGTTGCCGTCCTTGGTCTTGGCCGATGAACGGTCACGGATGGCAAGGATCTGTTCCTTGCTCATCACTTCGAACTGCATCTCGCCGTTCTTCAGCTTCCACACGCAGTAAGCGCCGATCATCTCGCCGCGATTGGACAGGCCGTGTTTGTGGATGATGCGAGCGTCGAGCCCTTCTTCCACCTCGAACGTATCGTTCTCGTGGACCAGCCGGCTCTCGATCTTCAGCACTTCACCCGACTGCATGGCCAGCTTCATCAGGCCCTTATAGCGGGGCCGGAATTGCGCCACGTTCTTCCTCAGGCGGTTGTCCCACACCTTCAGGATGTCTGCCTCACCCATGCTCTTGTTGAGGCTCAGGCCCAGTTCTGCGGCGCTCAGGCACGCCTTCAGGAGTGAGCCGCGATCACACTCCAGCAGATCCATGTTGTCCGCCACGGCGGCCACGACGATGCCTTGGAACTTATCGACGGTCATGGACTGCGGGAGCAGGCTGCGCAGGTGGCTCTCGCGCATGGCGAGTTCCTGCTTGAACCGATCCATCGGCTTGGCGGGAAGGTTACTTGTTTGCATTGCTCAATTCCTCTTCAAGATCTTCAATCATGAGTTCGATGGCGCGCTCGACCGTGGCGCGCAGGGTGGGTTTCAGTGGATGACGCCCAGCCAGTGAGCGAAGCTGTGCCAGCAACATACGGTCGACCCGCATCATCACGCTGTCTTTTCTAATCGTAGTGTACCTTATCATTTAGACACCGTTACTTTCTTGTAGCCAGAACGGGCGCCGTAGAACTCGCCGATCATCTGCTCCGTGATCTCCGTGCCGACCGACGCCTTCACGGTGCTGATCGACAGCTTGTGGTCACCGCACTTGACGACGGCCTTCTCCTGCGACGTGTTCATCTTCTTCATCTCCTCGATGCTGAGGGTCAGAAGCTCGGTCTTCGCTGCCTCCTTCTTGGCCTTGGCCTCCTTCTCAACCGCAGCGTTCTCCAGATACGTCTGGAACAGGTGGGCATGCTCCGTGTTGAGCGTCACCTCAGACATGGGCACGAAGTCCAGCAGGCGCACAACGGCGTCCCCGTCCTTGTCGAAGTCTACGGGGGGCTCTTGGCCTGCCCGGATGCTGCCCCAGAAATTCGCGACCTCGGATTTAATTTTGGAAATTATCTCCTCGCTGCGAGGGATCTTCATGCGGCGTGGCTCGTTCCGCAGCAGCGCAATCAGCCAGCCATACTCAGCACCAGTGCATGCCATCTGATGCTGAACCTGCAGGACGTAATTGTCGGGAGCGCAGGTGATCGTCTCACCTTCGTATTCCCAGCCGTCACCGTAGGCCGACCACTTGATCTCGACCGGGTGGCCACCGTCCGTCTGGAAGTCCAGCGATGCGCCCATGCCGGGGCAGTCATCCGCCGTGAAGTAATCGACGACCTTATCGATCTTCATGTCCCAACGGTGCGCCGCCCAGTTAGCGATGCCGCTTTCAAGGAAGGTGCCTGCCTGAATGAACTTGTTGCCCGAGAGATCTTCGGGCGGCAGCTTGCCAGACTTCTCCATCCACAACTGCCAGAGCGTCGTGAACGGGGACATGTCGAAGAGCGCGGCGACTTCGCTTGCGCCGATGTGTTTTGATCTCAACTCGTGCCAGTGAATCTGGTCACGCACAGATACTGCTACCATGTATACCTCCGGTATTGTTGTTGTAAGGCTTGTAGCATACGGCTGTCTACGGATTTATGTCAAGCCCCCTGTAAACATCGTCGAGAGAGCGGGCTAAGATGTAGATTCCGCCACGTTTTTCCCACGCAGCCTGCCATGCAATCTGCACGGTGCGCTGTGTGCCGCGCGGGGCCTTGACCTCGATTGCGAACGCGCGCCCGGGGGAGATGACCCCCAGTAGATCGGGCGTTCCCTCCGGCGCCGACTGGATAACGCGGGGCCCACCGTCCAGCGGTCGGAACTTGCCCACGTTGATGCGGAACATCATGATGTCTTGGCGCTGGCCCAGAGCGAGGCGAATCTCCTGCTGGAGAACGGCCTCCTTCACTGGATCGTCATCCCTTCGTTCTCGATGGTCAGCGATTCCATCGCGGCACTGACAGCGGCAGCCATTGCAACGAGACACCTGTCCGCATGTATCCCATCGATACCGCGCTCCTCCTGCCATTCATCCAATGCCCTCAGCAGACCAACTGACAGCGCGTGTATCAGCGACAGAGGAATCAATACCGTGTCGCGCTCTGACCCGTCCCATTTATCGTCTTCCATATCGATACCCTCTCTTCCTGAGTAAGCCCATTCGTGGTCGGAATGTTTCGTGTTCCCACTTTCTTCGCAATCCGCGCGGCCTCCTGACCGCAGATGACATTGTATGCCCAGAGCGTTGGGTTCTTATATCCACGCTTGCGCCCGACGCTGATCAGTACCTTGAACTTGTTCTGGAGCATGCCCTCGTCGGTCGTGATGTCCTGTTCACCCTCGCGGGCCATCATCACCAGATCGCCATCGACGTGCTTCACAACGCGCGGCTTGACCGGATAGACGTAACCACACACTGGGCAGGTCGGGCTCGGCTTGTGCATGGCGAAGCAGGCAGTGCATGTCCGCACCGTCTCCGCCTTGTCGCCCTTGCCACGCCCCTGAACGAACCCATCGGCCAGCGTCCACTCGCGGTCGTCGTCGATGAACCCGTGCCGCGCCGTGTTGCCGGCGTGATCGAGGATGATGGTCTTCTCCTTGTCAGGGTGCGGCCTGATCGCGCGCCCGCACTGCTGCAGGTATAGGCCCAGAGACTTCGTCGGGCGCAGCAGGATTGCCACCTCCACCGCTGGCAGATCGAAGCCCTCGCTCACCAGATCGCAGCTGGTCAGCACCTGCACCCGGCCTTCCTCGAACGCCTTCAGGACGCCGTCGCGTTCCTCTTCTTTCATGCCCCCGTCGATGTGGCTCGCGGTGAATCCTGCTTCCCGGAATTCTGCAGCCACATCCTTGGCGTGCCTCACGCTCACGCAGAACGCGATAGCCTTCTTGCCCGGCGCATACTTCCCGTAGTGCTTGACCGCGCTGCCGGTGATGACGGTCTTAACCATCGCCTCCTCAAGCTGCTTCTGCACGTAGTCGCCCATGCGGGTGCCGACACCGTCCAGATTCGGCGCACTCGGCGCATAGACCACGGCATGGGATAGGAACCCCTGAGCGGTCAATTCAGCCACCGTAGGGCCCATCACCATGTCTTCGAACATCTGCCCTAGCCCTTTGCCATCGAGGCGCTCAGGCGTGGCTGTGACGCCTAATACGCGGGCGCCCGGGAAGCCGATGACGACCTTGCCCCAACTGGAGTCGGGCGTGAAGTGATGGGCCTCGTCGCCGATGATTAGGTCGAACGGCTGCATACCTTTGATTCGCTTCACGAGCGTGAACACGGAGGCCACGACGACGTTCGCCGTAGGCACGCCGCGATACCCGCCTGTCATGACGGCATGCGCGACGCCGACCCTCTTCAAGGCATTGCTGATCTGCTTCAGCAGTTCGCGGCGGTGGGCCACGATCAAGATGCGCTTGTTGTTCCGCGCCATGCCGGCGGCAATGTATGAAAAGATCACCGTCTTCCCGCTGCCGGTCGGGCTGACCAGCAGGGTGCGCTTGTGACCAGCGCGAAAGCTATCGCGCACCGCCTGCACGGCGGATTCCTGATAATCTCGAAGCTGCATTGTATGTCCTTGTTTGGCAGACATCTTGGCCCGGTCTGCCAGCGGGGGGCGATGTGCCGACTCCCCAATAATGGAAAGTCTTCCCGGCACACCCAAGTCAGTCGCGCGGATCGCGCACATCCTTATTCGTCATTCGCATGACCACACTTCTGTGGATTTCTTGAGGTGCGGCCAGCCCTGATCGACGGTAAATGACCGCTCCTCGAACAGCAAGCTGTTGGTCGGCACGATGGTCAGCCGGTCGCCAACGGTGCGGATGAACATGAACTCTTTGCCCTGCGAAGGCTCGTGCGTGAACGCATCACCTTGAGGCACCGCCGTGAACAGATACTCACCGGCCTCTCCGCCCTTCACCTGCACCCGCAGTCCGTCCAGATAGTCATAGACCAGCAGCGAGAAGTCCCTGCCGTAGCAGTCCCACACCTGCGCCTGCGGCAGTGTCCAGTCAGTGCAGGCCGGCTGGGCGCTGAACGCCAGCGCATGGGGCGGCAGGCCACGATAGAATGCACCGCACTCCAGCATGACGTGACAGCCCCACGCGCGGCCCGGATGGCTGTGCAGGCCGAACCATACCGCCGGTTCATACCCGGTGCCCTGTTCGCGCAGGAAGGAGGAGTCCACCCAGACGTAGTAGTGGCGCGGCAAAGATCCGCTGGAACTACTCATGACCACAGGTCTTCGCGAAGCATGGCGTTCGTTTCCTGCTCAGTCGCTTTGTTGCGAACGATCAGGTAGAACGCCAGTGCGAACGTCGCCACCATGACGGCCATCAGGGCGAGACCCCCCATCCTCAGGCTTCGATCTTCAGCGGGCAGATGCGATAGCCCACGTTCAGCACGGTGCCGTTGTCGTAGCGGCAGAAGTGGTTGCCGTTGGCATACCATTCCGCAACGAGGTAGCTCGACAGAGCCAGCGCCGGGGTGGCGGCAGTCACTGCAATCACGGCAGCGATGATCAACTTCTTCATGATACTCTCCTGTTTCTCGGCTTACTCGTAACGCCACACACGCACACCGCCATCGGCCAAGCGGACGATGAACTTCTTCTTGTAACGCCGGCCAGCATGCGACGCAGTGCTGGTCATCGAGCGGAGCGGTGCGCCCTCGACGAAGAAGCTCTGCCCCACCTCCAGCTTCGTCCACGGATACTTCGGACGCCGGCTGCTCGGCTGGCGTGCCGCCGGGATTGCGAAACCATCTTCAACTTCAAATGCCATTCTGTCCTCCGGTTTTTTAAACTTACAAGTCACGGCGATGCCGCTCGTCCTTAAATATCACATTTGCTTCAGCTACGCTAACACCAAACGTGTATGTCAACTCATGTGGCTCACGTTCCATCAGCGTTGCATCAGACCATCCGCGCACTGTCTGGAGCGCAAGCTCGTAGCCCTTCGATCTCTTCGTCAGTCTCATAACCCTACTGGCCACTCATGTTTCGGCAGATAAATCCCACGCGACATCGACCCCTTGAAGCGGAGCGAGTTATCGCTCTTCCGCGCACTTGGATGGCGCAGCAATACGCCCGACCAGCCTTCGTAATAGACCGACGTCTGCATGATCTTGTTCAGGGCAGCGATGCTCTGGCCAATCCACACTCCGACCGCCAGCCCATGCTCGATCTCAACCTTCAAGCCGACGCGCGCCAGTGACTCGTCCGCAATCTTCAGGCCCACGTCTGCGTTCTCTTGCCGGGTGAAGCAGA